AACAAAGCCATATCCAGACTGGAAGGCTGGACTAACAGCACTAGGCAAGTTCATCAACGAGTTGGAACTACCGAAGCCTATGATAATTTTCTCTGGTAACGGACTGCATGTATACTGGGTTCTTACAGAAGAACTAACACCTATGCAGTGGAAGCCATTGGCTGGTGCTATGAAGTTAGCCGCAGCAGAGAAAGAGTTTCATATTGATGCAGGACTAACAACCAACAGTGCACTGGTACTACGACCAGTTGGAACTCACAACCCTAAGAATGGGAACGAGGTGAAGTTGTTGGTGGATGCTGAGCCTGTTACGCCTAAAGCTCTTCTAAGTAAACTTACAAACTACGTGCAATACAATCAGGCCCCTAGTAGTCGACAACCACGTGAGAGTTCGTTGCTGAATAACTTAGCAGTGACTCAAGAGTACCCACCTGCTGTTGGCTCTGTTGTATCTAGTAAGTGTCAGCAGATTGGTTGGGCAATTAAGAACCAGAAGGATGTACCAGAGCCGTTGTGGTATAGCCTCATCGGAGTTGCGGCATTCTGTGTAGACCCAGAAGATACTGCAATCAAATGGAGTGAGGGGCATGACTCCTACTCTGAGTCAGCGACAAGAGATAAAGTTATCCAGTGGAAAGACAATGCTACTGGACCAACAACTTGTGACAAACTTAAATCTGATAGACCGAATGGTTGTAGAGGGTGTAAGTATGCAGGCAAAGTTGGCTCACCAGCACGACTAGGTATCCAGTACCAAGAGGTAGCCATTACTACAGAAGTACCAGATAAGGTAGCGAACCTAGTACCTATCCCGAAACCGTTTAAGCGTACACAGCATGGTATCAAGATGACTATTGATGATACTGATATTGACATATGTAAGTTTGACATATACCCTGTAGGTTATGGACGTGATGACCACCTTGATTATGAAGTTGTTCGTTTCCACTGGAAGCGACCACACATCGGGTGGACTGAACTTAAATTACGACAAGCATACTTAACAGATGGAAGCAGAGAGTTTCCTACTGCGATAGCAGACCAAGGTATTGTGCTATTCAACAAACGACAGACGGAGTATTTTCAACTTATGTTACGAACATACATGGAAGAACTAAGGCAGATACGTACCATGACCAACCTCTATTCAACCATGGGTTGGAAAGAAAACAATACGCATTTTGTTATAGGCGACACAGTTATAAGCAAAGCAGATGACGGCAGTGTCTCAGAAGAACAAGTTACATTATCAACAGCATCAAGCAACTTAAGTACAGGTATGTATGGCAGGAAAGGAGACGCTGCAGCGTGGACTACGATGACTAACATGCTAGAGAAAGCACATATGCCGAGTCATATGTTTGCTTTGGGCGTTGGCTTCTCTGCACCGCTGTATAACTTCACTGGCTTGAAGGGATTAACGGTGTCGTTATATGGGCCAACAGGTGGTGGTAAAACACTAGCACAATACTGGATACAATCCATCTATGGTGACCCAGACAAGTTGCACTTCGCTGCGAAGTTTACACAGAACACACTGTTCAACCGTATGGGTTTGTATGCACATTTACCGATGACCATTGATGAGGTCACCATGATGCAAGACAAAGAGGTTGGCGACTTCTGTTACTGGGTGAGCCAAGGTAAAGACAAGGCGAGACTAAGTCGCTCAGCAGTAGAGCGTGATACAAAAACATGGGCAACCCCGGTCGTTGTATCTACAAACAAGTCACTGCAATCTAAGTTGATAGCCTCTGGGTTAGACACCGATGCACAGATGGCACGTTTACTAGAGGTTACTGTGCCGCCACACGAACTATTTACTAAGAGCAGCTCAGCAGGTAGAAACCTCTATAACTTCGTAACAAATAACTACGGTCATGCAGGCCACACATTCATAAACAAGTTGATGGAAATAGGTTCTGAAGATATAAGAGCCATGGTTGCCGAAGCAACTGACACATTCCACAAACGATACGGCGCTGAGTTCAGTGGGCAAGAACGATTCTGGGAACAAGCTATCATACTATCAGACCTAGCATCTAAACTTGCTAAGGACTGGGGATTGATTGACTATGACTATACTAAGGGAACTGAGTGGGTACTTGAACAGATAGGTGCTATCCGAATAGTGGCAGAAGAAAGTAAGATGGACTCGTTTGATATCATATCAGCATACCTTAGTGACTTCGCTGATGTTGCTGTCACTGTTATGCACACAGCAGGACAGAAGCCAGTGGTTGACTTCCAACGATTACCACGTGGAGAGATACGTGTTAGGTTCGATGTCTTCCGTAAGACAATGACTGACGTGTTCAGCAGTGGTACGCTAATGTTAGACCGTACTCACTTCCGTAAGTGGTTATCTATGAGCGGGCATGATTACAAGTCGTTCTGTGGTGAACTTACCTGTGAACACATTGATGCTACACCTAAGTCTAAGAAGTGTTTCTTAGGTAAGAACACACCTATCAAACTAGGTCAAGCATATGTTGTGGGTATCAACCTCAATCATCCACGACTGCAAGGCATACTAGATGATGCTGATGTAGCCGCAGAGGATTTGTTGCAGGGTCAATTACAGATGGTTAACTAATCAAATCCATACATCCTACGGAGCTGCTCTAACGTAGGCTTCATAGTCTTCGCAGGTTGTAGTCTTTCAGACGGTGGTTTTTCCCATTCGCGTAGTGACCTATTAGCAGATTTTATAAAGTTACTAATGTAGAAAGGAGAGTCATTACCTGCGACTGCATTCCACTCATCCACTGATGTCTCAATAGAACGTGCCAATCCAGTATCTTTATTTATAGTTGCCTTAACCCAAGCATTGCGGAAGTCTGCACGTACTGACTTCGCGTAGTCACCTGTCTGTTTCGCCATCCTAACAATATCATTCTGCCTTGATGCAACCGATGGGTAGAACCCTAACATCCTCATAAGGACAGTCTTGTTGTCCATCTCTCGCGACAACACTTGCCCCCTAGAGTTAGTTATCTGACCTGTATCCATGTATGAGTAGGAGTCAGATAACGCTCGTAGCCCAGTCAATGGTGCATCTCTAAGCACATCAATAAAGTTGCTCTTATCAGACTTAATACCCACAGCTTCTGCACCATACTCAAGTAAGTTCCAACCTGTTGTTACTATGCCTTTACCTGCTGCGGCTACTGGCCCGAGAGCATTAATCGTTTCATGTTTGAACGACGCCCCTTCTTTAAGCGACCCCGTCAATGGCAACAAATCTCCCATACCAATTCGTGTTGAAATTGTACCGCCTGTTATGTTGTCCAACACACCTCTCATAGCGTATGGCGCTAAGCCGGGGGATAACGCATCAAAGAAATTATTGAGCTCAGTTTCAACGGTCTTCTTCTTAATACCAAAATGTTGCATCAGAGTATCTACTAAGTCCATGAGGTCATCAGCAAAAGGTATACCTTTAATACCTGCAACAAACACAAGCAGTGATAGGTAATAGACTCTACCAGCTGGTGGCATACGTGTCAATAACTGCACTGATGTGATAGGGAACTGCTTATACATAAATGGAAATTGTAATATAGAACCACGTGCTACCTTAGGTCTATTAAACATACCGTACTCACCCTGCGATTGCTCGACAGTAATTCTTGCCTCTCGCTTAGCAATATGTACAGCTTCTTTCTCAGACTCACCAGATGCAATGGCTCTAGCGTACTCCATCTCATATGAAGCGATGGCTGAAACTCTACGGTTGAGTTGCTCAGTGTAGGTGAATGGAGCCATCCATTTATTGATAGCGCTTATCAGCCTAGGGTTAGTGATACTACCACGTGATGAACCCATGAGTGCATTGAACAACGCTGCTTGTAGTCCACCCTTCTGGGTTTCTGACAGTAGGAACTCAGCAGTGTGTTGTTCAATACCAGCTTCTTTCCTAAGAGCATCACCCTCTGCACCCTTAGCAGCTAACTGCTTGAGGTAATCAATCTTAGAATACTTACGGTGTCCTAGCCTAGTAGCTACATTAAATACTTGAGTAGTGGCTTTACTAAATCCGAAGCCGCCACCTGTACCGTTCTTCGCGTTGTACGTTGCAAGTAGTGGTAACGTGTGGAGTAGTAGTGAAGTAGTATTAATGATACCAATGGCTATATTTCCACCGAGTTGCATCAGTACAGTAATCATCTTAAGTTTCGAGCCAATAGGGTGTCGAGATAGCATGTCCTCTGTACTCACTGAGATATTATCCGCCTCTCTATACCATGCGAGTATTTCCTCAGCCTTATCTTTGTAGCGCTCGCCTTGTCCCATCAGTTGTAAGTCAACCTCTTTCCCAGCGACAGTCATCTTAATATGCCTACCTTTTTCACCTGCTTCAGCACCAGCCATATGGCGGTATGCATATGCATACCTATCAAAGGCACGCTTAGCAGTTTTAAATGCGTCGGTATCATACTCACTCTCTGGGAACTCATTAACCCTAGCGGCTAGTGCATCTAGTGTGCTTCGCTTACCGAACCACATCTCACCTCTATCCATAAGTGAAGTAATTTTATACATGTTATTCATCTTACTGATGACGTGTGCAGCAGCCTCTAAGTCCTCAGATACAAACTTAATAATATCCCAGTCGAAACCAGCGACATTCTCACGCATCAAACCTTTACGCTTACGGTCAGATGCCGCGGTTGTAATTTTCACGAGCTTAATACGCTCGGTGTTCGACAGTGTATGCCCGATACGTTTCATGGTTAGTAGCACCGCATGGTAATCAATACCTGTTGATGCTGGTTGAGCCTGGCGAGTTTCACTTCGCTCAGCTTTGAGCGTCACATTAACTTCATGCCCTTCAAAGTTTAGTACCTTATAGGACTTACCACCAAATAACTCATTGCTATCCAGCTCCTTCATGATGCCTTCCATGTTGGTCTTGCTATCACCTTGGTAGTATGGGAGGTGGATAGACTTATGCAGCTGCACCGAGTTACCCTTAGAGTCATAGGCTTTCATCATAACTTGGTACTTACCCTTACGCCACAGTGGTACGTAAGAGCCTAGTATTGAACGGGCAGCGCCTAGCGTAGCATCCTTAACCAGTGTATCTGTTGTGAATATCTCTCGGATAGTGTTCTGCACAGGGTACACATGTGCATCAAGGTCTAGTTTTAAATCATTAAACCCTTGCAACTCTCTAACAATACCGGCGACACCAGGTTCGTTAAGGAACTCAAATGAATCCTCATCTGGGTTTTTAGTTAGCCAGTCTTGTAGCTTAGTGTCGTTGTGGAAGGCCCGTGTTATCTGTATTAGAAAAGTCTCAGCCTTCTCTGTGCTTTCTCTACTAGGTATCTTTAACCCAGTTGTCTTGTCTATGTCCGGGTTCTCCCAATGGATACGTTTGTATACGTCATATATCTTTTTGATAGTATCCATCTGCCCACGACTAAAGGTTGGTGTGTCCTTATCAACGCCGATAAAGCGTAACTTACTTAGCTCACCCGCCTGCTCCTCTTCAGCAGATTCAAGGCGGCCTTTGAGTTTCTCCAGAGCCTTGTCCGTCATGGTATCCATGATTTCGTTATAGGCTTTCCAGACTTTACTATCTTCAGTTAGTCCTGCTAGGTAGTCTGGCTTAAACGTTTTACTGAACTCAGCCTCAATCTCACCGTCAGTCTCTGTCTCACTAACTTTTATCTTAATCCCTTGCTTAAACTGTGCGAGCGTTACCCTACCTTCTAGCTTCATAGCATCAGTCACTACAGTGTTCTCAACCCATACGCCATCTGATATAACAAATAGTTTCTTATCACCATACTTTCTAAGTAGGTTGCTATCTAGGTTGCCACCCTTATATAGTGATGCCATAGCTAATAGTTCAGATACTTGGTTATATTCTACTTGACTTAAACCACCACTGGCCTCTAGCTCCCATACACGAGACATCATGCGGTTCCAGCGATTCATTAAGTCACCCGACTGTTTACCCTGGCTCTCAAACATCTTGTAGAGTTCATGCAGCCCTAAGGATTTTAGAGCAGTGTGGTCCATCGTCTGGAGGAACTCCATGACATCATTAGTCACGTTGTTAATACCGCCCGTTCTATCTATATAGTCTTTAAGTTCACCTGGATTAGTTAGTTCTTTAAGGCGCCCCCAGAAATTAGACATACCTTGGTTGAGTGCAGCAGTCTGTAACCAGTTGGAAGCAGTCGATGCTGTGTCAGCCATTGCATAGCGCCCAGAGTTCTCATCCTGCACTAAGGTCTCCATGTTCTTTAGTATAGCCTCAGGTGTAGCCAAGGATGATTTGCCTGTTCTAGCATACCTGCGTAGGTGATGTACCCAGTATCTAGCTTCCCACTGTTGAGGCTCATGGTTGAATATCTTTTTGAACGCCCCCTTAATAGCTTCCCACAATCTAAGCAGTGTATTATTATCAATCGCTGCAGCAGAGTCAGCAATAATTTCTTCTACGGCTTCTAGTCTACTTATGCCATATACGTCTGCTCTGCGTATAGCTTCTGCTCGCACAACGGTATCAAACTCTAAGATATTACTGAGGATTACTTTGATTGAAGCGGGGGATAATAAAGCTCGTAACCCGTTGTGTCCTATTACCTCGTGGGCTAACACAACTTTCAGTGCCTTCTCAGTTGGGACTCTATCGCTGAATATAATAATGTTATTACCAAATGAGTACCCCATCGCTGAGGTATCTTCAAAGGACTCGTCAGCTCGTGCTGCTACTGCTCGTTTGAATAACTCCGGAGCAGTCTGCTTCATATGAGCCTGGTCTCTGAACACACGTACTATAGGGTTAACCTTAAGTTTCTTAATCCACTTCTTAACTAATAGTTTAGTCTTACCGAGTGACAGAGGGTTGTTAATAGTCTCACCATCATCACGCATATACTTACCAATGGTGGCATCAGACTTACGCTGTGCCTTGTCGTTCTGTACAGTACGCGCAACATCTAACTGTCGTAAGTCTTCCTTGAGTGCAGGGTTTTTATCGATTATATCGTCACGTTCGTTCTCACTCATGGTGAGAGTAATGCCTACTTCCTTCTTAGCTGCCCTAGTCTTAGTGCGAAGTTGTTTTATGAATGCTCCCAACCTAACTGAGTTCATACCTATGATTTTAGTCTCTGCAGCGATAGCAGCCTGTACATCAGTGCGAGAGTCTTTGCTCAGTACATCAGTCTTAATAAGAACTTTACTACCCAGCATCTCAGCTTTGAACTTACCACCGATTATGTAATCACTAAGCACAGTACCACGTTCGGGGTCTACCACAGTAGTATCAAGAATCTTCTGGCTAACATCAGCTAACATCTTATCAAGTTTTGCTTTAGCCTGCTTCACGTTCTGATACCCAGCTGCATTAACACGGAGTAACTTTTTAACTATATCCTGGCCTGTTACTGCTTTAGGTTTTGCCTTACCTTTTACCTTAGGGGCTTCTATAGCCTCGCCTGTAAATTCAATGTCGGATAAACGTGCATCATCAAGCAGACCTTGGTTTGTTAGGTACTTGAAGTATGCGTGTGTCTGCCCCTTAGAAGATGCAGGACGCGGCTCATTATCTCGTAGATTAGAAATTATTGTGTTGTCTATAAACGTGCGTGTTGCAGGGCCAAACTCTGTTTCATTCAACCACTTACCTACAGCCCGGTTTTCTTTGAACGTTACGTGGCCTTTACCTACACGGTTAAGGTTGAGAAGCCAGTTGTTAATCACGTGTGTGAGCATAGACTTCTGCTTCTTAGAGCTCTTCTCACCCTCGATGTCTTGCATCAGCGTAGTGATTATCTCCCTAACTGTAGATGCCCCCTTGCTATCTGTTTCAGCTTGAGCAATCCTAAGCGCCTGGACTTTAGATATCTTGCCCTTATGGCTATCCATCCACCGCTTAACCTCAAGCTGGCGTACATGGTTAAGCTCACCCCACTTAATAGGTAAACCATGTGCATCCCATGCATCTCTAGCTTGGCCTTGAGTTGTTGTTGTAACTTTGTCTGCCTTAGTCTTCGCATCTCTACGCTCTTTCGCAGTTAGTTGAGTGGCTATACCTAATAGTTTATTAGCTTTCTTAGCGGCTACTTCTTTCTCAACTTCTGTTGCAGTTAACTCCTGGAAGAACGACTCGAAGTCTGATTCACTAGCGCGGTTAGCACGTAACTCTTCTAGTTCATTAAGTTGTTCGGGGGTTAACGAGGATAGCTTGACAGATTTGTTCGTACCCACATGTAATGTCTCAGCTGTACTCAGTTGAGTCTTACGCTTAGACTTAAGTTTCATTGCTGGTGGTAAGTCTAGGAATTTATTTGGGGTGTCCTTGGTTGGTGATGTCTTCTTCTTAAGCATGTTACCAGCGAGTTCTTTCTCACTAGCTTTAGGTTTCTTCACGACCTTAAGTTTCTTCACGACCTTAAGTTTCTTAGCGACCTTAGGTTTCTTAGCGACCTTAAGTTTCTCACTAGCCTTAGGTTTCTTAGCGACTTTAGGTTTCTCTGTCTCTTCACCTTCAATCGCGATAGGTGTGATTGGTGTACCTAAGTTCTTACCCGCTGCTTTTGCTGTTGCTTTTGCTGCAACCTTAACCTTCGCTGCGCCTTTCTTAAGGGTTGCCACACCCTTCTTAATAGTAGTTGGTTTTGCTCCGGCGTTCTTTTCAATGCGCTTAGCAACACGCTCCCATGTTGCAGTATTTCGTAGGTCTTTATTAAGTGTCTTCCGTGTTTGAATCCATGCGCTCTTACCTGCATCACTTAGGTTAGCCCAGGTGATACCGCCTTTACCCTTAGCTTTATTCCATGTCTTAGCATCACCAGCAGTGGCGTCGTCAATAGGTTGCGGGTCACCAATAAGCCCATCTATTGCTTTATCGAGGGTCTCATTCTGTTTCTTGGTGCTATCCTCTGTGCCAGTCGAACTGGATTCTTCCTCACCTTTAGTCAAGGCGTTCTTAGTTACTCCGTCTTCATCATCGAAGAACTCTAGCTGTTCAGTGTCCTGGGTAGGAGTAGCGTCTAACCCTAGGTCTTGCTGTACTTGTCTCTGCGCCTCTGTAGTCTCACCACTAACTGCAGCGCCGTATGCTGAGTCTAAGTCTTGTTGCTCTTGCTCCTGTTTCGCAGATTCTCTGCGTTCCTCACGTTCCTGGTCAGCACGCATCTGTCGCACTTGGCGTTGCAACTCATTGAAGTCATCCTTTGCTGCATCTTGCGATGCTTCCTCACGCTGTAAATCAAATGCCTCTTGCTCCTGCTCAACAGTCATAGGCTCTGGTGTAGGTACACCCTCAGTCGAAACTGGTACACCCATCTTATCTGTAATTTCAGCGGCTGTCATCTGCGGACCAAACACACCTAATAAACCTTGTTGCCCTGATGCTGTAGCGCCGATGTTGCCCTCTGGCACATCATACAGCGGTGTATCAATAGGCATCGGTCCAGCCTCGCCTACTGTAGTAACATCAGCTGCCTCTACACCCTTTGGTTTAAGTAAGTCAACTTGGTCAGTACCTGCTAGGTCAAACCGCCCTGGGATATTAGCGACACTACCAATAGGTCCACCGATACCGAAGCCAGCTGCGAACGAGTTAATCAAACGGTGAGCACCTTCCTCACTGTTCATATCTACGTCTTCATTAAGCCCGATTAGGATACCCTCTTGTGAGGCTTCAACTAAACCCTCAGCAGTACCACCTGCTAGTAGGCCAGTACCTGCGCGACTACCA